GCAGCATACTCTCCATTGGTGGTCCACTTGGTTGGATCAGAGGCACCATACGGAACATAAGAGGTAAGTCCGTTGGTCTTTTGGGGAACTGATAGATTAGCGTAGTCTACTAGAAAGTTGAAAGCAGAATCTAAAAGTTGGAAATCCATCTTGGTATCACCCATGTAAGAGGCAGGTGTGGTCCCAGCAGCAGCAGGGATACCAAGAGCAAAAGTTAAAGCACCAAGAGTATTGGGAATGGGGTAACAAGTACTGTTATTAGTAATAGTCATAGGAGTGGGGGAACCAGTAATGTAAGGTAGGGAACGAATGACTAGTCCAGGCAAGGTGGGCATGGTTATGTCTTTGCCAGTGCCAGCTGGGATAGCCAGTGATGAGGTGCCTTGGGCCACCATACCACCGGTTAAACCAGGTAAACACGGTAAATTCAGAATAACAGAGTAATCTATGTATAGATCGAAGGAGACATCAGAGCCACCAGAATTTTGACACCCGAGCATGAGATAGCCAGCATTAGAGGTACGCTGATCTATATCAGCTCTAGAGGACACAGAAGTGTATCTCCAGGGAATATCTTCGTTGAGCTTGGGACAGTTGAGAGAGAGATGAAGGCTCTCCCAGCAGTTAGCAGAGGTGTTTGAAGAGGTGTTAAAGAATTCGACTTCACTACTAGGGAGTGGATCATTCCAATCATAATCAAAGGCTAATCCCACCTTGCCGACAGCAAGAGTAGAATTTCTAGCGATTAGATCGAACTTAACACGAGTAAATCTATACTTTTCCCAATGGTTAGCAACAGTTCCTAGCCAGGGAAACATGAGACTGTTGCCAGGGTTGAGGTCATATCCGGGGATGCTTGAGCTGAGCGCAGAAAGAGTCCAAACACCATTAGAAGGGAAAGTGACGGAACCCAGGAACTCCCTACGAGAGATAGGGTAGTTTTGACCAGACAGGGTTTCTATAGTTGTGCCGATGGCCATAGGCGCCAGGCGCGTAGAAACACTAAGTGAATTAATTGAATTTTGACGAGGTTTGTTAGCACGTGGAGTGCTAGCGGTTTTAGCTCCGCTACGGCGTTGTATTTTCAGCTTCCGGGTTACGCCTGCTGTACCCGAGCCATTTGTTCTTTGTTTTGTTGACATTATTTCAAGTCGATCTGGGGCCAACCGTTGGGCTTAACAGAGAACTTAGAAACGGTCCTAGAGATGAAGTCATCCATCCAGGGTTCATAAAGATTTGGGAAGGAGCCGCCCTTCCGCCATTCTTTAATCCAGCTGTCAGATGCAGTTTGGAAAGTGTGATACTTGTTCTTATCGGCGTTCAAATTGTTAATGTAAGAACCAATACGGTGAGATATTTTGGCTTTAAGGAAAGCTAGGCAAGATTTCAGAATCTCACCAACGTATGGAGTATTTCGGTCACACAAAAGTAAATCTTCAATCTTCTCAATCAGTCGGAAGTGGTATTGACGGGCAGTGAGCTTGTCTGAGATGATATGAATTTTGGGTAAAAGACGATACGGCAAACAAGTGGAATTGGGTGAGCCAAAGGTAAAGGCCCGTGAGAGGAAGGTGAAGGTTGGATTCAATTGGTCGGAAAAGATGATCTTGGGCTTGGCTAAGAAACCACACTCAGAAGCGGCCTTCTCGGC